CGTTGCTAAAGCGACGGCGCGCCGGTGCCCAGCCGCCAGTCCCCTCCGCTCTCGACCCCGACCTCGTTGGGCTCTGGCCACCGAACAGCGTTTCGTGGTACTTGGAGTCCGGCGCATGGGCGTCCCCTTGGATGGCCGGGAAAGTGGGAACCGTTGCGCGCTGTCTGCAACTCGTCAGCCAGCAAGTGGCAACGCTCCCGCTGCGTTTCCGTACGGGCTCCGACAGTCGTGGCGAGCCAATGTGGGTCAGCAACCCGGACCCCGTTTGGTTTCCCGGCGGAATCGGCTCCGCGATTTTCGCGGCGGCGTCCTCGATGTACGGATGGGGTGACGCCTTCCTCCTCGTTACGTCGCGGTACGCGGACGGCTTCCCGCAAACGTGGACGGTGGTGGACCCGCAAAAAGTCGTGGTGGAAGCGGACCCGCGCGGAGGACGGCTCTACCGCGTGGACGACTACTACCTCCCGACTGACGACGTGCTCCAAATCACTCGTGACCCGAAAGGCAGTTTGCGCGGCACGAGCGCGTTGGAGGGATACGGCGGAAACGTCGCGTCCGCGATTGCTGCGGAGGGATACGCGGCGGACACGTTCACGGGCGGCGGCGTTCCGTGGGCTGTCCTGCAACCGCAGCGGCGCGTAACGCCAGAACAGGCGGCGGAAATACAGGCGCAATGGATGACCCGCGCGGGATCGCGTAACGGCGTCCCCGCTGTCATAGACAAAGACATTGTGTTTAAGGAGTTCGCGTTTAACCCGAAGGATATGGCGCTCATCGAAACGCGCGAGTGGGACGCGAAGCAAATAGCGGCGGCGTTCGGCGTTCCCGCGTTCATGCTGAACATGGAGCAGGCCGGGGGACTGAACTACTCCAACCCGGAAATGTTGTTTTCCACGTGGTGGCGCAGCGAGCTCTACCCCGCCGCGCATCGCATCGCAGCGCACTTGTCTACGTGGACGGCGCGCGGCTCGTGGGTGGAGTTCGACCCGTCGATACTCCTCCGTCCCGATATGAAAACGGAGTCCGAAGTTTGGCTCGCGCTCCTCGGAGCGCAAGTCGTGACGGTGAACGAAGTACGCGCGGCGGTCCTGAACTTGCCGCCAACAGAAAAAGGCGAAGCGCTTGCGCTCATAGACGAGCCACCGGGCGCAAAGACAAACGAGGCGCAGGCCGCGACCGCCGTGGCCTCGCCCCCTCAGTTGGAGGTGGTCCTACCGTGAGCGAGGAGCAAGTCCTAACACGCACGTTCCCGTTGAAGCTGGAACGCTCCGGGGACGGCCGGACGCTAGAGGGATGCTGCGTCCCCTACGGGGAAGCCGCGAAGGTCACGGACGATGGCGTGACGACCTACTACGAAGTGTTTGAGCCGGGCGCTTCACGCGGAACCTAAAGGCGCCGTCGCGGATTGAGCTCCGCTACGAGCACGGCGCCGGACTTACCGACGTGCTCGGGCGCGCGATGGAACTGAGCGAGGAATCGTCCGGGCTCTACGGCTCGTTCCGCGTGTTCGCTGGCGCCGTCGGGGACCACGCGCTAACGCTCGTGGACGAGGGCGTCCTCCCCGGTTTGTCCGTTGGCTTCGTCCCGAAGCGCCGCGGCGGATGGCGCCGGACGACGGAAGGGACGGTCATCCGCGACCTATGCCACTTGGAGGAGGTTTCCCTCTGCCGGGCGCCAGCGTTCGACCGCGCTGTCATCACCGCCGTCCGCTCGCGGGACGCCATCCGCGCTGACCTTCAACTCCCGGACGTGGTGGTGGACGAGGAAATCGAACGGCTCCGCGCTGTCGGAATCCTCGTTTGAGCGAAGCGCCCTAAGCGATTCTCCCAGTGGCGGAAACGGGGAGGACGGGGAGCCTTACCCCATCGCTCCGGTGGCGAGAGCGTCCAGCAGGGCGGGGAGTTTTCTTGCGTGAGAGCCCTAACGGGTCTATCGTCGCGTCCTAGAACGGCACCCCGCGCCTGGGCTCGTGACAGCGGACACCGCCGGTAGCGCTCGGCCACCCCCGCAGCTTCCGCCCTAACAGCGGCACCCCGTCGAATCCCACTCGACCGGAGGACCCAACTCATGGGAAACGCCGTACTTCAACGCCTCGTAAACGAGCGTCAGCAGGTAAACGAGGCCATCGACTCCACGTTGGACCACGCAGAGCAGGAGGAGCGTGACCCGTCCGAGAGCGAGCGCGAGCTCATCACTCGCCAGCGCGGACGGCTCGCGGAGCTCGAGCCTCAAATCGGAGAGTTGCTGGACTTGGAGGAAGCGCGCTCGTCGTCACGTGACGCACGAGCACTCCTCACACGCCCGGCCGTCGTGGACAGCGACGGAACGCCGCAGCCGCAGCGCGCAGCCGCGCAGGGCGGGGACGAAGTGCTCTACCGCACGTTCGCGCAGTACGCGCGGGACGAGCTCATCTGTCGATTCGACAAAATCGCCAACCGCGCCGGACAGGGCGAGCGTGAGCGAGCGCAGCACCGGCTCACGCGAGCGGTGGACAACACGCTCATGGCGGACATTCCCGGTTTGCTGCCGAAACAGCACTTGGCGCAAATCATCGACGTGATCGACAAGTCACGACCGCTCGTGACCGCCACTCGTCGTATCGGGCTCAACGCCGGGAAGGTGACCTACCCGAAAATCACGCAGCGCCCGATTGTCGGGGAGCAGACAGCAGAAAAAACGCAGCTGCCCTCCCGGAAAATGACAGTCGCGCTCGTGGAAGCAACCGCCAAGGTTTACGGCGGATGCGGTGACCTCTCATGGCAGGACGTGGCGTGGTCCAACCCGGACGCGCTCGGCCTTTGGTTCGACCTCGCAGCGGAGGCGTACGCGCAGGAAACGGAGGACGCGACCGCCGCGGAACTCGCAACCGTGACGGGAACCGCCGTTCCGATTACCGGAGCGGACGGGCTCTCCGCATGGATGACCGCGATTTCATCCGCAGCCGCGGCGATTTTCACCGCGACACGGCGCCGACCGAACACGCTCGCCGCGAGCGTTGCGGACGGTTACGCCTTCCTAGCGCTCGTCGGTCAGACGCAGCCGGTGTTTCTGAGCGCTGGCGGCGGCAACCTCGCAACGGGAAGCGGAAACATCGCGGGAATGAACCTCGTGATTTCTCCGTCGCTCCCGGACGGGGACGCTTACTTGTACGACTCGTCAGCGGTCCTCACGGCGGAAACGCCGGGATCGCCAGTCGAGTTGCGCGCGGTGGAGCCGAGCATCGCTGGCTTTGAGGTTGGCGTCGTCGGCGCCTTCCTCGCGGAGCTCGTGGAGCCCGCAGCCGTCGCAAAGCTGGACACGTCAGCCGTTCCCGCCGCGTTCGGCGCGAGTGGCGGCGGTGGCACCCGCGCATCACGGAGCACGAGCGCGTAAATGGCGGCATACGCGACCGTCGATGAGCTCGCCGCAGCGCTCCGAATCCGCGTGAACGCGGAAAACACGGAAACGCTGCAACTCTGCCTCGACGCGGCCGCGGACGAAATCGACCACGCGGTAGCACGTTACGACGACGACCCAATCCCCGACGGGAACGCATTGGCGAATCGCGTAAACGTGCTCCGCGCTGTCGAGTGGTACAAGTCGCAGGACGCAGCCTTCGGGGTCATCGGGTTTGACCAAACCGGAGCGCTCACGGCTCCCGCTGACGGTTTCAACCGTCACGCGGTCACGCTCACGCCGCTGAAACAGGGATGGGGCATAGCGTGAACGCCACGGCAACCGGGGCGCTCCGACTGTCCGAAGTGCGGGAGCGCGCGGCGGCGGCTCTCGCACCCGTGGACGACGATGACCCCGAAGTCCTCATGGACTTAGTGGACTCCGTAACGCCTCCCGCGATTCTTTTGGAGTGGGCGGACCCGTGGCTAAATCAGAAAACGGTTGGCTCGCGCACGATGGGCGGTCACGGCTACTGGGACAGCTGGCTCGTCGCGCTTTGCGTTGCTTCGCGTGTGGAGCCCGGTCCGGGAATGTCGAAGTTGGAGGAGCTCGTCGCGTACACCCTCGGACGTTTCCAGGACGACTCGTATACGTGGCCCGTCGAAACGATGTACGCGCCGCGGCATTTCATCATCGGCGGGATTCATTACCTCGGCGCGCGGCTCGTGTTCCGTGTGCCCGTGACCATCTAGGAGGAAGCAATGGCGACACCCGCAACAGAACCGATGCCGCTCATTCTCAACAACGCCGGGCTGTCCATCGACGGCACCGAGCTCGCTTGCGTCGTGAATCACGTCGAAATCGCGCCGGACGTGGGGACGACGACGCTGGACACCATGTGCGGCTCCCGCGACTACCCCGGGACCGTGAAGTGGGCTCTAGTCGCAACGCTCTACCAATCGTTCGACCCCGACGCGACGGAGGAAGTCCTCTCCGCTGCCGTCGATGGCGGCGTCCCCGTTCCTTTCGAGGTTGTCGGCTACCGCGACCAAGCCGTCAGCGGGACAAATCCGATGTGGAGCGGAATGGTCATTCCGCAGCCGTATTCCCCGATTAACGGGGACGCGGGGGACGCCTCCGAAGTGGACTTGGAGTGGTCCATCGTTGGCGAGCCCGTTAAGTCCATCACTCCCGGAGCGGTCACCGCCGCGCGCCGCGCCGCAACAGCAGACGCGACGGCGTAAGTGGCGGACGGCGTAAGCGTCGAAGTTCGGGGATTCCCGGAACTCGCCGCAGGGACGACGATGCTGGCGGCGCGCATCGAGGAAGCCGCGCGCTCCTCGTTCGCACAAGTCGCGGACCAAGCCGCGGCCATCACACGCGGACGCTTGCACACGGACACGGGCGCGACAGCCGGGTCCGTTTACACCGACGCGGGACCCGCTGGCGTCGTCGTCGGAATGGGTGAGGGCGTCGATTACGCGCAGTACGAGGAGTACGGAGGCCGCGGCTTCCCTCACTCCGACGTTGGGAACTTCCTCTACCCGTCCGCGATGGGGATGGAGCCATCGCTCGTCCTCGCAGCGGAGCGGACGGCGGACACCGAAATAGGGGGTATGCAATGGCCGAGCCCGTAACAACAGAGCTCCACCGGAACGGGGACATTCCCGATTCCGTCACGCTCGCAGCTGACGAAATGCGGGTGGCGTTCACGCCACGAGAGCTCACCGCGAT